AACTCGCCTCTTTGCTTCTTGCCTGCATTTAGGAAGGTAGGTGTAGCAGGTTGGAATCGCCCAGTAATAATCTCCTCAACGAGATCCTGAGCAAGCTTTTTATCTCCACGTGCAAGCATAAGAGCATTCATGCAGACGCGGTCTTCGAATCGCTCTAGGTAGCGACTGCCGTCAAATGTCTTTAGGGCATAGCTTGTGTAAAACTTGTAGGCACCCAAGAAGGCTGAGAACCTAAACTTGTGTGCATATGCTTGTTTAAATAGTTTTTTAATAAAGTCAAAGTCGTATAGGTCTAGAAGTTCCTGCTCGTAGTATTCGTTTTCTACAAGGTACTCTAGCTTTTCCTCAAGGCTGTGAAAGAACACAGTGTTTTGGTTAACATGATCCAGGAAGTATGCCTTTGCCGCTTCTTTATCTTTGTCAAACTGAATCTGACCATCTGCCCCGTAGAGGTTGAGCATTGCGTTTAGCTCGTGGTAACTATACTTCTTGTCCATACAACATTTCCAATCTTTTATTTACTGTGTGTATATCTTCTTGTGTGCCAAATATTTCTACCTTTGCAATAACTGGCACACCTGTTTTTGCACTAATCAAATCTGCAGCTTTGCAAAAATGCTCACCGAAATTTGTATTTCCAAATCCAACAACACCTCGCAACAAGGCACGGTTTTCTTTAATGTTTAAAAAAGCTCGTACTTGTCGGGGTATTGCTGCTCGTCCTTCGCCACCACCGTAAGTAGGTACCATAAGGACATAAGGGACATCAACGGTAGGAGTATGATCACTCCGACCAACAGGTATCCTAATAGCGTCATTAGCTCCTAGCCTCTCTACAAATTTTTTAGTATTTCCAGAATGATTCGAGAAATAAACAATATCAATAGGTATCAATTGTATCTCCGTTTTATACTAGATCTGGTGTTTTTAGCTGAAAGTTTGCCCAACATTTAGTGTTATAGCAAACCAAACTGGTCCAGGTAGCTCCTGACATCGTCAGTCATTTCTCTGGCTTTATAGTTTATCACATTGTCTGGTAAGTCTGCAACATTGACCTTAGGCCTATCCCTAAAAGTATGAATCTCTACTTCAGTGTTTAGGTTTCTTGGTGTGTGAGAAATTGCACCAAAAACAGAGCCACAGACAGCGTCTGCCAAGTCCTTAGACTTTTTACGAGGGTGGTCAACCCGATTGTTATTCATAATCTTAAGCTCGGTAAGCTCTTCAAAAAGCAGATCGATAGATGGCATGACTAGACGCTCTTCATACAGAAGCATTGCCATGTCTTCATAGTGCTTCTTGGCTACTGAGACTGTCTCTGTTCTCATACCCACGGCCTTCAGCTCGTTCTGGATATCGAAAGATTGCCAACGGTCAAAGCTAACCATGCCGATGTCAAAGCCGAGCCTACGGAGGTTTTGAATCCACTGCTTAACCTCTGATAGGTCTACTGGACCCTCGATCTTTGGCTCCCACCAAGCAACAGCATCTACCACAACAAAGGGTACTACCTGCTCGTAGTCTTTTACGACCTGGATGTTGACCCACTTCTCAACGTGAGCAATTGCAACCGCACACTTGTCATGCTTCTGAGCAAGGTCGGCGTGAACAAAATATTTCTTGTCTGGGTCTGGCTTAAAAGACTCATCAAATCTTTTAAAGTTATCAATAGGGTTCCTGCCTGTCATGCAGGCACTTACCTTATCTCTTTGTTTAAAGAATGCGTCTGAAGCATATTTTGGCACACACAAGAAACGCATCATTGCATCACCCATATCTGTATAGAATGCTAGCTTAAAGTCTTCAATACTTCTGGTTGGATTAACCTCCCAAGTTGGTCGCTTTAGTGCAAACACATTAGGGTATTTATACGATACGATCTGCTCTTCATCCCAGCTAATTTCTAGACTATTGCCCTCATTGTCTTCTGGAAGATCTGGATTAATAATAAACTTATGACTTCTAGACACTATGTCTTTTTCTAAAATGCAGTCTTCATACTTAGTAGAGATGAAGTCCCCTGGGTAACGTGGGAACGATAGCAACACTACCTTGCCAAGATCTGGAAAACGTGAGTCTACGGTACCACGGAAGGCTTTATAGATATTGTCAGCAGTCTTACCCTGTTCGTTACCGCTAGAGCTTTCACTGGCAAAACCAGAAATCTCATCAAGAACTGCCACTAGCAAGTTCAAGCCCTCATGAGACTCACGCTCTGAGTGTCCAGAGTAGACAGTGATAGATTTATCAAAATCGATAGAGTCCATCTTGGCGTAGTACTTACCAGCAAACCAGGGGGACCGTTCAATCTTGGACTTAAACCCCTTAAAGAAAACGTTCTTAGCCTGCTGAGCGTTAATAGCAACGTTAATAATATCAATAGCGTCACCAGATGGCTTGCCAAAATATTTAGCTGGATCCTTTAGGCATAGAAGCTTGTAAACAATATATGATACAGCCACTGTAGATGTAAAGTCTTTACCGCTACCCTTGCCTAGCTGCAGGATAACTTCATTCTTAGTATATTTTTTATAGTATGCCGAGCCCTCTTTTTCACCCATCAAAGTGACTAGGTCTTCTTCTCGATAGATTTGACTCATGGCACGAACAATGTCGTACTGAATGTCAGATAGTGGTGGCTGACCGAGATAGTCCTCGCCCTCCACAAAGGTCTTGGCGTCTACTGGCTCTTCTTCAAATGGGCTGTCTGCCAGAGCCTCTAAAAAGTCATCAAACATTATGTACGATTGTTACCGTTTCATTTTCTCTTGCCGAAGCCTCTGAAAGCCTGGTCATAATCTTGTCTCGCACCTCTGGATGCTCCGATGCAATGTCCTTAAGGATCTGCATAAGAATCTCCTGCTTACGCTCAATAGCCAGCATCTCTTCTGCAAGCTCTTTATTTTCTAACAGACCAGCCTTCTGTAGCATTTCAATACGTTTAGACTCTAAGTCCATGACTAGCTTGATTGCTCCGTTCTTAGTCTTTAGGTCTGAAATAGTTGTGGCCTCGTCAATAACTTCATATGCTTTTGAAATTAGTCTGCTGTAGTGCTCATCTGCAGCTGCCAGGGCTTCCTTGGCTCTAGCACGAATAACTGTGTTGTCTGCAGCCATGGACTGCCACTCTTTGATCATGGCAGTTACCTTAGTCCTAGGCAGGGCTAGCTCTTTAGAGATCTTTGTTGGATCGCTACCCTTTAAGTACTCTCCGACTACCTTGTTTACGGTGTCAAGATGCTGGACAACCTGCTCCTCAGGATTTGTTGACACGTTTAGCCCTCTTTCCTCGTTGGGGGACTCTCTTTACTCGATCTTCTTTAAAGGCACGAAACTGTTGAGCCTTGCCCCGAAAAATTTCAAAGCAATCTACCCATGTAGCCCCAGTGAGAGTATTGGTCGTGATTCCACGGAACTGAAACTTTGTGCCATACTCACCCTTAATTTTAATAATATCGCCAGCATTGATAGGAAAGCCATCTGCTTCCATGTATGGCTCCATGGTGAAAATACTTGGCTTGGCATTTACTTTTTTACGACGAGCCATCTTACTCCTTAGCGTGTGGTTTAGTTTCGTTTAGCGTTGTGCTGGTCACTCTATTATACACTGCCTGCTCGTGGAAGTCAACGAGCTTGGTTACACCAGTATATGACAAGGCGCTCTGCAGGCCAGCGTTAAAGTCACTAATAATTTCATTTACACTACCAACAAAAGGAACGGTAGTAGCAATACCCTCTACACCAGAAACAACGCCCCTGCCTTGCTCCTGTGCCTCCCTAGAGGCCATTCCTCGGAAGACCTTCCGACCCTCGATAACTTCTCCTGGAGACTCTGCTGTGCCAGCTAGGATTCTTCCCAGCATAACCGCATGTGCTCCAGCAGCCAAAGCTTTTGCTGCATCTCCAGAATTTTTAATTCCACCATCTGCAATAACGCTAGGCCCGTCAGAATAGGAAACTCTTTCTCTAATGTCCATGATGGAAGACAGGGTTGGCACACCGTGAGCACTTACGACCCTTGTGGTGCACGCAGAGCCACCGCCAATGCCAACTCTAACGGAGTCTGCGCCAGCGTCTGCTAGCCTTGCATACCCTTCCCACGTCGCAACATTTCCAGCCATAATGTGTAGGCTATTTCCAAAAAGCTTTCTTAAACTTTTAACTGCACCTACTGCATACTCGCTATGACCGTTTGCAACATCAATTAGAATTAGCAGGGCTCCCGCATCTACAAGAGCGATTGCATCCTGCACAAAGTCTCCACGTGCACCAACTGATCCTGCTGCTGGCCCTCCCAAAGCTTTTGACATCTTAATTTGCTCTGCTTGCTGCTGAGCTGTCATGTAGCGGTGAATAATTCCTAAGCCACCATTTTTACGCATTGCTACAGCCATGCCGTGCTCACAAACAGTATCCATTGGTGCAGCAATAATTGGCGTACCTAAAGACACAGAGCTTAGCCCTCGCCCCAAGCTGCTCCCCAGGTTTACATCTTTTCTGCTTTCAATCTCAGAATGTTGTGGGATCAGCAAAATATCGTCAAATCCAATATGCTCTTTGTTGCTATACTCTTTCATCTCTCTCCTTTGCAATAAGCAATAATACCAGATAGCCGACTAAATCAAAAATCGTGTCGTCTCCTGGATACTCGTGACCCCGCTGAACACGAGATAGCTTGTCATCAATCCGCACATAAAGCTGCTCAATAGTATCTGTTTTAGAGAAAACCCTTACAGGCTCTAAGGCAGAGTCTCCATATGCCCTGTTCTTTGCGATAAGCATTTCTTCAATGCCACGCATAACTTCTGTTATCTTATTCTCGGTTTGCTTGCTCATTAGTTCGTACTACCCCTAGTCTCTTCCAACATCTAACACAATTGATGTATGTCATACCTGTAAAGGGGCAGGATGCTTCGTGAGACTCTGTGTGCTTACAGGTAAGCCTTACGTACTGCATCTTTGCCACTTTAATAAAGTGCTTAATAATTTTCACTACTTAAATTTCCTCAAACCAAATCTGTCTAGATATGAATAAATTGTTTTATCACTAACCCCACACTCATCTGCAATTTGTTGTGGAGTTTTCTTGTCCACGTGATATCTCTTTCTTAACCACAAAATATTTTGATAAAGCTTTTGTGCCATAGTTAATCTTACCTTACTGATCTATTAATGTCAAGATAGCTTTTGCCAATTGCTTACTGCATAATGTCCAATGCCAACAGCATCAGCAACATCGTTATCATTGATACTCTTATCATAAATGGTATTTACGAATTTAATTGTTCTTTGCTTACGAAATTCACGCTCTTTATTTTTATACCAGGAGTCGCTTTTCTCTGGGCTACCAGTCCTAATGCTAGCTTTTTCAGCATGTGTTAGCCTGCCGTTGCCAATAAAGGATTGCCAAGCTATCGGATTAGTAGATCTAATTGTTTTTACACCAGCCAGAGCCATCCCGCCGAGAAGAGCCCCTTGGACTAGAGCAAGGTCTGCTGCAGTTTTTGGACTATTCATAAAAACTGTGTGCTCAATAACTACAGCTTCAATTTCAAACATTTTAAAGACAGCCTCAGTTTTAGCACACGCATCTGCAACCTTGTCATAAGTAGTTGCTCCAACAAATAAGATTTTTCCATATTTGACTAGCTCTTCTCCCTCAAAGATAGCGAAGGCCAAGCTGTTGGTGCTTGCATCAATGGAGCAAATCTTTTTCGGTTGCGGATTAATCAAGCTCAGTTTTACCATTAGCAACGCCTTTAATTTTCTTTAAAGCTTTCATGACCTCTGAGGGATCCACTAGACATACCTGGCAAAGAGCGTCATCGTTATAGGCTGAAAGCTTAGAGCCGCAAGACTTGCACTTGCGGACTTTGCTAATCATTTTATTACGACGAGCAATTGCATATCTTTCTGCAATTTTTTCTTTTGTGGCAGACTCTCTGCATTCAGCTGTGCAGTATATTTGATACTTTACGTTAGGCTCAAATGCGTTGTCACACCATTGACATGTTTTCATCCAAAGGCTCCAGAGCATTAATTTTAATATCTCCCTCACCCGCTTCTGCACAGACCTTAGCCAAAGGGCAGGTCTTGCAGATCCTAGAATTTGATCGGTAGTTCTTTTTAGGCAAGAGCTTATCTTCCCAAGCCTTACGAACCTCTCTCATCCAATCAAAAGTTTTATTTATCCAGCTAATGTAATAGTCATTTACTACAACAGGAATTGTCAGTAGCTCATGGTTATTTTTGTTTTCATAAATCAAGACTGCTTTGGACTTTTTTAAGATCTTCATATAAATTAGAAGCTGTATCAGGTGCCCAGTTTTTGCTTTGCGAGTCTTTTTGCGGTACTCAAAACCTTCTTGCATTGCCGTTTTAATTTCGCCCAGAAGCTCCTCGCCCTCCCAGTCAAGGATTACGTCTCCGTATCCAAAAATAGGTGGGTCGTTGTATGTGATCTTAAACTCTGAATCGATCAACATGCCAGCATCTTCCATGGCTTGCTGAATGCGTTCGTGCGACTTGGTTCCGTTGGTCATGTTAGCACCTGCAAAGGCGTCTGCGTGATCCTGAAACGTACCGCCCTCAAATGCTAGGTACCAATACCTTGCACACTCGCCATGGCCATAGGCAATGGTAGATGGTGCAAAGGTTTTCTTTTGCTGATGTCTTGGACCGCGCTTGGCAATATATCCAGAGTTAATTTTTTCAACAAGAGCTTCTAGGCTCTCGTCTACTTTTGGTCTTGGGTTGCCGCCAGCTTGCATAAGCTCGCCTAGTAAACTTTTACTCATAACCTTATCGGGTAATATACTTCAGTGCTGCCACTAGCTCATTAATTGCTGAAGCTGCTGTAAAGTATATGTTCTTCTTCGCCCTATCTCCTTTGTCTACGTTAGCCATCCAAGTTGCCTTGAATGACATCTTTGCTGCAATAGCTTGCAACCTAACAATTTCCAATGTAGCAATGTTAATTGGAATATCAGGCTTTACAATTAGCTTAGCAATCATAGTTAAGCCTTGCGTAAGCTCATCGTCCTGCATGTAGTCTGCAATCTCAGAAAGGCCATTAATCATATCGATTGTGGTCTTGCTTTCATTGTTTTCTACCATATTATTATAGCACCTTCTCTGGGCCTGCGATTTCCCGCTTCTCAGCTGCCGACACGCTAGTAGCCCCTGGGAGCCACGGCAGAAGAACTTGGTAAAGCTCTTCTAGCAATACCACATCTTGGATCTGGTACTTCTTCATCTCGCGCCACGCCTTGTCGTCGCCGTTCATGCAGTCAATCCACAGCTCAAAACCAGAGTGCTTAAACTTAGCACCTACACCAAGTGCCTGAGCAACATAGTCAAGCTTATTGGATGGGAACTTGAAATTAGCCTTTACTACACTCATAAGGTCAAGATCTTTGACTACCGATGGTGGCTCCATGTTGTTCTCAAGAAACTCGCGCTTTATGTGCTTGTGGTCGAACGCTGCTGAGTTCCAGCCTACAAGAGCATCTGCTTCTTCCATCATGGAGTGTAGCTCTTCTAGCATAGCTTTCTTGCCATCGTGGTGGACAGACTTGAAGGTAACCTTCTTCTTGCCCTGCCACTTTGCACCAAAGCACATCATTTCGGTGGGCTTGATAATCTGGTTAATTCCAATGTTCTGGTCCCACAAGCCCCAGGTATAAACCTGCATAGGCGTTGTTTCAATATCTAGCATTAAGATTTTCATTGTTCTCTCTCTTCTAACAGTTGTTCTAGCAATGACAGCTCGATAACTGCCAATCTTGTTTTTTGTGTTTGACCCAGTACTACAACTATAGCAGGGTCTTTGTTAGATTTCAAGGCATCTGTTGTAGCTTTTGCCCATACATCTTTATTTAAAGTAAATGACTTGCCAACCTCTTTGAAATCAATTACGAAGTTGTACCAAGAGGCGTCGCCTTTCTTTGTGTTGCGACCAGAGTTTTTATGTAGCTTTGCTCCGATACGCTTACCCTCAGACTGCTCGGTCATAGTCCTGCCTTTTCTTTCTCTTAAAGGAAACTTCGCTTAGATGCTTCTGCTTACACATCCAGGTTATATTTTTTTCTAGCACGTAATGTCTTAGGCTGCCAACCGTTTCTTTACACGTGTGGCACACGAAGCTTCCGTGATAGATTGTATATCTGTTATTACTCAACAGCTTCTCCATTAAGTTGTTTAACAAGGTTGGCCTGTAGCTCTTCGTCTTCTCTAACCTTTTCGATAAACGATTCTCTACCCTGTACCTTCGAGCCGTCTGGCATTAAATACCAAGCCCCAGTTCGTTCAACGATTCCACTCATTTCTGCCGTGTCTACCAAGTCTCCAATAGAGTCAACCCCTAGCTTGTCTCCACGGAAGTAAAAGTCGTACTCTCCTGACTGAAACCCAGCAGATGTTTTAGAAAATTGAAGTTCCCAACGGATCTTGCGACCAACCTTTTCTTCAATAAGCTTGTCCCCTACAGGAATCTTTCCTTTAATTGCCTGATTATCAGACTCTGAGGAAAACAACTTAATTACTGTTGAAGAGTAAAACTTTGTTGACTGCCCACCAGATGGCTGCTGAGAAGTATACATAGCATTAATGTTGTTTCTAGATTGTGAGATCAAGATGAACAGGGTTGGTTTAACCTTGTTGTTAGCATAGTTAATCATCTTCCATGCGTTGCTAAAGTCTCTTGACTCCGCACCGATCTGCTTGGTGTTTTCTAGCTGCTTAAGGTCATCAGTGCCCTTGTCAAAGTAGATTGCAGGTAGAAGGGATGTGATACTATCCACTACAATGATGTCTACGCCAGCTTCCATGAAAGCTACACTAACATCTACCATCTCGTTAATGGTACGAGCTTGTGAGTAAAGAAGCTGCTCTGGGTCTACCCCCAGCTTTACAGCCCAGTCTTCAGAGTATGACATCTCTGCATCAATCCAGGCACAGAGCTTACCTTCTTTTTGTGCCTGAGCAATTGTCTGTAGGCACATAGAAGACTTCGCGCTAGACTTGCTTCCCCAAATGAGAACCTGCCTTCCATAAGGGAGTCCACCATTCAGTGCTTTGTTTAAGCCAAAGCTTGGTGTGGCTTGCGTAAAGGTCTGAATACCAACACCATTACTAATTGTTTTTCTAATCTTTGGATCTAGCTGAGCCAAAGCCTCTGCTGCTGTTACTGTCAAAATCTGACACCGTGCCTTTCTGGTCTTGTCTTGTTGTAGTCTGTCTTGTTGTTAAAGGCTGCGGTTAGCGATAAGCCAGAGACATATCCGCTTCTCTTTAGCCCCTCGTAAAGATCTAGAGTTCGAATAAGGATGTCTGCTAATTCTGAAACTATTTCTTCAGCACCTTTATCCTTTCGAATGGCCTCCATTGTTTCTGTAACCTCTGAAACAATCATCATGCATTGCTTTGCCACAAATATATCATCGACATTGCCTTCGGGCCAGAAGCCCTTTTCTTTTGCTGTTGCATGCACTTGTGCTGCTCTTTCATCAAACATGTATATCCTCCAATATAACCGTTCCGTCTTTTGTTTTTCCAAGGGCAAGCTTGTAAGAGCTACCCTCTTTAATATTCATATACGCTTTAGCGAATGCTGTTGGAAAAACCAACACTGGGTGAAGATCCCTTGATGTATCTGCAAGGGTAAGTGTAGCCATCTTCTTACCAGCCTTTGTCATTCGTGGCTTAAAAGAAACCACAAACATCTCTTCGTCGCTAAATGGTAGTTGCTTGTAATTAAGAAACTTAATCAAAGCATTCTCCGACCCCTGAGCTTCCTCAGCAGGTATAGCCGATACAATCCTGTTATCGCTAGCTAGAAGTATGTATGTCTTCCCGCTTTCAATAGCAGTCTGCTCTTCGTCAAATATGCCGACAGAGCCAGTCTTATCAAGGAT